GCGTTGTATGCGCCCCACATCGTCTTGCTCTCTTCCTTGCGCCACCGGTTGATGACCGCACCCCGCTTGTTATCAGCGGTAGTGATGGTACGGGCATGGGCCTCCGGGTCAGTCGGACGGGGAAGCAGATGCTCCACCATCTCCACGAACATACCGTCCGTGAAGTCCTGATCCGTCAACACCTGCGCCATCTGACGCAAAGCGGTGCCTTGTGCGACAGCCAACTCAATCACGCTTGACCGCATAGTCAGCAGTTCATCATGCCTAGCGGTTGCACGCACACCGATCAACTGACCGGTGTACCCAAGTTGGTTCTCGCACACCAGACGACGGCTGATCGGGATGATCTCCGTCTTCCATGTGCCATTGAGCGACATCCGGGTGTAGATGTACGGCTGGATGATGTCACCACCACCCAGATCGTACGGCTCATCAAGGATTTGCTCAACAACAGCGCGCTCACCCTTGCCGAAGACGGTGATGCTCTCGCATGACTGCGGGAACAACTCGTCTAACGTGGCGAACACGTGCTTGTAGCCGTCCCTGTGTGGGTATCGGCCACTCATGTTGCCAACCACACCGAACGTGTCCGCACGAAGGATGTACTGATCCGCTGGATCACCCTTGTAAACGCCTCGCTGGTAGGTCGGAATGATGTACTCACCCGTAAGAGGATGGGCATACCCGGAAGGGACGAACTCCAAGTCGAAGTCAGCCCCCACCTGCGCGGCCATTGCCTCCACGCTCTTGTCGTCTGATTCGACAAGGGCGTATTCAGTTTCAGCCTCGCTTTGCACAAGCACACCATCGCTGGTGTCTTGCTCTGTTTCAAGCAGACGAGAGAGCCAGTTGTGGTCACCCTCGCCTGTGTTATCTGTTTGGTTTCTCATATGTTTGCGCACCTCCGGGCGCTTCCTCATAGACGCTAGGTGTTACGTTCCTGACGGCATCCAGCCACACATCGTACGGGACTAAACGCTGACGCTTCTTGCGTCTGCGTTGCAGCCACTCGTACACAAGTGCAGCCAGTAGCACTCCGATCAGGAAGGCAAAGCCTTCGCCTACGAACTCGTTGATGTTCAACGAACTGTTGTCTGGGCACGGCATCGCAGCCGTGCATGGGGGGATCATCGGCGGTCAACTGACGCTGCCCGCTCACCTGAGTCAATCAAAGCGTTCAGTAGCGTTTGTACCTGCGTTTCTAGGTCATCCAAGCGTGCTGACAGGAGCAGCGTGTTGCTGTGGTTCTGTTCGCACTCACCTTTGGCGTTCTCCGCTATCTGCGTGGTGTTCTCCAACTTGATCGCCTCGCTAGTGGGCGTCGAACCCGTAGCGAACGGTTCAGCAACCACCTGCTGCGCTATCAACGTAATCGCTTTCTTCGCAGACTGGCCCAACGTACACAGGCTCAAGTCCTGCTCTATGCGCCTGCTCAACTCGTCCAACAAACGCTCAAGGTCGCCCTCGCTGATGCCCTCACCTATATCGTTGTTGCTGATGTAGTCCTGCGCGGCCTGTTCGGCGCACTCGTATGTCTCGTCGCGTACCACATCCCACGCCTGCTCTTGGATAGCGTTGGTGACGAACGAATCAACCTCGTCCTCAACGGCCTGCCACACATCGCGCTCTTCAAACTCAACCTCAACTGTCGTTTCCATTGCGCACCTCCCGATGCCTGTAAGCGGAGCCAACCGGCCCCTCATTCATTCACTCTCTCTACTAAAGTAGAGAGAGTGAATGAATGGATCTCAAACGCAAAGGATCAACCATCCTCTGCGAACACAATCGGCCAGCACTTCCGGCAGATAAACCACCCTCCATGCGCAGCGTTCATAATCAACTCCCGATCCTCCGCACTCCGGTCAGCGAACAGGGTCTGAATCAACCCCTCACGCAACTCATACCGGTCGTATGCGACTGGATCAACCTCAATCGTTTCGGTGCTATCGCACTCCTTACACGTGGCACTCACCTCGCGCATCTCAGTATCAGGCATCACGCATCACCCCTCTTATGTGCGGATGGTCCGGGTCAATGACCGGCCCATCAGATTGGTAACTAACGCACGTGTGTACAAACGCACACGCACCCCGCCCCTTATTCGGGCAGTCCTTCACACGCAGATACATCAGTTCCTCCACGTTCATGCCGCCACCTCCGCATCCCAACGCTCCAACACGCCAAGCGAATCCCGCTCCAACGAGAACGCATACTCCATCGACGCCTCACTCGCAGGAGTGAACTCGCACTCAATGCTGTAATACGTGCCAAAGTCATGCGGGTTACCCTTCATAAACAGCCGCGCACCCTCCGGCTCATCGCCATAGTGCCTGCGTATCTGCTCAATGAACCGGCGACAATGCTGCTTCGCCCTGTATGCGTAACCATCCTCACCAACCTGCGGGCACGGCTCATCCCACGGGCCTTCACCTATGTACAGCGAATCCAACGCCAACACTGGCCTGAATAGTTCCATGTCAGCACCCTCCTTCGTATAGGTCAACCGGGCTTGCGTAATCCAAGCAAACAAACGCACCCTCAGGGTTGTGAGTTGCGTAAGAACGCCAACTGCTGTGATGCGTAAGCAACTCGTAAAACGTGTTGGCTGTCTTCACCCACTGCGGGCCGAACTCCACTATGGGCGTCGAATAGATCACCTGCGGGATGAAATCATCACCCACCTCGGACCTAGCCGTACACCAACCCTTCAAGCGCAAGCGCCCGTCCTTCGCAGGAACTTCCTCCACGGACCAATCCGTGATGACAGCCCTCTGTAACTCACTCATAAGCGCACCTCCCTGTGCGTATAAACGGTGCCGAAAGCACCACAAGCGCCCCCGCCAGGAACCATGACTTCCCTGGCGAGGGCGCAAGTGCTGCCGTCAACCTCAGACAAGCACCTCAACGGCACGTGCCTTGATGCGGTCGATGGTGGACTGCCACGTGAGGTTGCCATGCTTGTCCTTGCGCATGGGCACCGCACTCATGGCCGCCTCCAAGTACGAAGCAACCAACTCCATGTTGGTGTCCTCGCCCGCTTCCTTCGCACGGTTGATTTCCTTGGTGATCTTGCCCAACTGGGTGTTCACCTGTGCGTTGGCAGCCTTGTTGGCTACGCTCTTGGCCGCACGCTCTTCCTTCGTGGGCCATGAGCCTTTCTTGGGCGCAGACTTGCCCTTCTGCTTGGGCGCAGGCTTGACCTCCTGCGTAGGCAGCACCGTCAACGCAGCCACAGCCTCCGTGACTGCTGCCGTGACGATGGCCTGAAGTTCCTCGTTGCTCATAAGCGGTTACCTCCCGCATCTAGGTTGGAAATCGGAGTTTACCGTTTCCTTCTCTCTACTAAAGTAGAGAGAAGTAAACGGTACGGTTCTTGCGCACGCCCGCATCAGGAAACCATTTCGTCACCAGCCAACGTACACGCCTCCAAGAACCGGGACCGGTCGAAGTTCGGGTTATCTTCAGCGAATATGTCCGCTATACGCAAGGCCAGAAAGTCAGCAACCACCCGTGGATGCGTACCCTCATCATGGCAATCGCACTTGTACGCCGCCAACACCTGCGCAAACCTGATGTAATCTTTCCTGCTCATAACAGCACCTCCTGTGCCATAGTCGAAATCGGATTTCATTCATTCTCCCTCTCTCTAAAGAGAGAGGGAGAATGAATGGGTTTCATGCGCTACGCCTTAGGACAGTTCAGCAACCTCCATCTCTACGTCCGCATAAGCCGTCACACCGACCAAATCATCCATCACCATGCCCTCTGCCAGAACACGGGCATGATCCTCAGACTCAGCCTCCAATATCACGCAATAACTCATGCTCACCGACCCGTTACACTCGTACATGGACATTACAACCTCCCTAATAGGCGAATAAACACACGCATAACATCAAACAAACTCATTCTCTGCGCCTCCTCAACAGACTAAGCGCACCCCACGCAAGCGCAGGGTGTCACCAAGTCCAATCACGGGCATAGCAGCCCGCACTACCTAACGCCTGTACGCGCTAGGACTATCGCTGTTCCCGGTACTTCCTGCGCAACGGGATCTTGCGCGCCGGGATCGTGTCCGGGTATGTACGGAACCGGGTAGCACCGGTCAACTTGTTGCGCATGAGCGTGCCCCACGGCTGTCCCTCCAAGAGGTTGACATCAGCCGTGATGAACTCCCACACACGCTCGCCTGCGCTAGTGTCGTCCCACCAGGGACCGTCGGTGATGCTCACGCCCCCACCGCCTGCGCAATAGCCTCCCAGTCCGGCTCTTCCTCCACGTACCCGGAGCCGTCGATGCGCGCACCAACCTCCGCAAACGGATCGTGGATCTCCGAGGCCATGAACCAAGCCTCGTACTCCCGTTGGGTCATGCTGTACACAGGCACCTCCGCAGTCACGGCCACGACGATGTTCTCCACGTTCACGAAGTCCATCCGTCGTTCCCATGCGCATGGGCACTCCGCGCCATCCTCTGGCTCAAAGCACACACACCCAAGCCCGTAGGCCCGCATCCGCTCCTTGAGCGGCAACTCGTAACGCTCGTCCCCACGTAACGCAGGGATTGCGAGGTTTGGCGTCCTCGCCAACGCATCCAATATTGTCATGGTTTACGGGCCTCCTAGCCCGATCAAGCGCACCAACTTAGCGCACTCGCACCTGCCATCCTCAGCGCATGGTGGTGAATCCATACGGTCATGCACCGCACGCTGGATGCGTGCGGGCATGATTCGGCTAGAGCCGAACGCCCGTGGGCGTTATGCGGCCACCCGTGGGCCGATGATCGCTTCGGCGTCGGCCTTGGCGTACCGTACGAGTCCAAGGGACTCGTACTTGCGCATGATCTGCTCCACGACCTTGAACCAAGCGATGGTCCCGTCCTTCATGCGCCGCGATGGGACAAGTCCCATCGCCGTGCGCAAGGACTCCAAGGCTTCCTCGTGACGGTTCTGGCTTACCAGAACCGTGGCGCGGGCTTTGTGGCCCTGGATTTGCTTGCCCAGAACCTTGTTCTGGGCTTTCTGCTGCGCCTTGGTCAACTTGGCTGGCCTCTTCACGCGCCGTTCAGTCGGAACGACTGAACCCTGCGCCAGAGGGAGCAACTGGGACAAAACCTCCGTCGTCACTTTAGTGACGAGTTCGGCCAACTCAGCGTCGATCGGCGTAGCCGATCCGTGTGTGTTCTTTGCCATGGTTTGCCGGCCTCCAAACCGGCTGGACTAAGACCTTTCTGGCCCCGTCACTACGTGACTGGGGCCTAGAAAGTCTAAGGCTCCCCAAATCGGCACCGGTTGAGGTGGTCTGCCAGTTGTACGGTTTCGCAGGCATTATGCGCACCAAACCCTGCGTCTGGAGGCTTCCTGGCCGATTTCTTGGCCGATCAGGGAGCCTTTGGCTCCCAACACATGTGTGCGTTATGGGCCGACTGCCCGACCCCTGCCGGTACCCCCCTTGGGGGGTACCGGGGCGCGCGTGTGCTATGTATAGATAAGGAAGGACAGCGCGAGGGTTGTATATACCTTCGGCCTGTATGCGACTGAAAGGACTAAGAAGGTTCTAGTACCATCCTCCACCTGAGGGGTGGAGGATGATACTTAGTACCGCCTCCCTGTACTACAGGACGCTCTGTCCCACACTTTCTGAAGATACCCGCATACATTTCACAGATGACCGAATGGGACGGGTAGTCTTACAGGTGATGACTACCGAGGAGGAAGAGATGCCACAGAACGGAGGGGGCCGTGGGTGGCTCTGGGACGAGGAAACAGGCGAGAAGGTCATGCCACCCCTGTGGCAGGAACTTCTGGAATGGTTCCTGCAAGGCCCGGAGCGAGAACCACGAACCCAACGCGAGTGGGCCACGGCCCATGACATCCACGAAGACTCACTACGTCGGATCAAACGTGACCACCGTTTCATCAAGGAGTGGGATAAACACGCGGCCGATCTGAACATCAACCCTGAAAGGGTTCAGAGCGTTATCGACTCGCTCTGGCAGCGCGCCAGCGATGGCGATGTGAAGGCTGCGTCCTTGTATCTTCAGTATATTGAGAAGTTCACTCCACGTAGGAGGGTGGTGGTGGAGGATGAGCGGGACATCGCAGGCTTTTCTGATGAAGAGTTGGCCTCTGCTCTGGAGGCTGAAGTACGACATCTAAGGATGGTGGAGAGTGCCTAAGGTTGGTGGTAAGCATTTCTCGTACAGCAAGAAGGGTAAGGCTGCTGCGAAGAAGCACGCTAAGAAGACTGGGAAGAAGGTCACGCGCGGTAAGAAGGGTTACTAATGTCGGAGCGCAAGTTTTATGACGATGATCTTGCGTGGCGTGAGGAGGCGTTTGGTGAGAATCCCATTTTATCGCCTTTGGGTGACCCGTTTCACGATGAGGAACCTTTGGAGTGCGGGGCGGATGAGGTCGAGGAATGTGATGTCTGCCAATGACCCGTCGAAGTGAACTTCGTCAAGAGGCCGAGTGGCGCAAATGCGCCAAGGATGAGTCGTACTTCTTACGTAAGTATTGGTATATTGCTCATCCTGCTCATGGTCGAATACTTTTTGATCTCAGGGACGCTCAGTCTGAAGCCTTAGAGCGGTGGCGTGATAACCGTTATTCTCTGACTCTGAAGGCCCGTCAGATTGGGTGGACGACGTTGATCGCTGCCCACCAGTTTTGGTTGGCGTTTTTCCATGACGATCAGAACATCATTGATTTGTCGCGTACGGAGCGGGAAGCGGTGTTGCTTCTCAGGAAGACGAAGTACGGGTTTAGCCATATTGAGCCGTGGATGGTGGAGCGCGGCCCGAAGTCGCTTATTGAGCATCAGCAGAAGATGGGTTTCAGCAATGGAAGTCAGATTACTTCGATGCCTTCGGCAGCCGATCCCGCTAGAGGTGAGTCGGCTACGCTGGTTGTGGTTGACGAATGGGCGTTCCTTCCGAACGCTGAGGAAGCGTGGGCTTCTATAGAGCCGGTGGCCGATGTGGGAGGGCGGATTATTGGGTTATCTACGGCGAATGGTTCAGGCAACTTTTTTCACCAGTTGTGGAATGGTGCTGCTACCGGAAACAACAAGTTCAATGCTATGTTTTTCCCGTGGTCGGCTTCCGAAGACAGGGATCAGGCGTGGTATGAGGGTAAGTGCAAGTCGATGCTCCCGTGGCAACTCGCACAGGAGTACCCGACGACCGCCGAAGAGGCATTTGTTCGTTCTGGCAACCCTGTATTCGATCTTGACGTTCTTGATGGTATGTCTGTCCATCTACGAGAAGGTGAGCATGGTCATCTCCAAGAGATCCAGAAAAACGTTTTGGAGTTCCGGTGCTAACGGTATGGACCCGGCCTGAGAGGTGGAGTGGTTACGCGCTTGGCGTGGACACCGCTGAGGGTTTGGGTCACGGCGACTATTCGTGTGTTCAGGTCATTGATGTAAAAGTGGGGGAACAGGTCGCTGTCTGGCATGGGCGTATCCCACCTGACGAGTTGGCCTACGAGGTTTACAACATCGGGATATGGTACGGGAATGCTTTGTGCTGTGTGGAGTCGAACAACCACGGTCTTACGACTATTACGCAACTACGCCAGTTGGGCTATCCGAACCTCTACCGTAAGCGGTCCTTGAATACTGAAACGAATCGTATGACGCAAGAGTTTGGTTGGCGTACGACGCGTACGTCGAAGCCGCTGATGATTGATGATCTGGGTATGGCGTTGAAGAACGACGAGTTGGTGTTGCGGTGCAAGGATACGTTGGCTGAGTTGCGTACGTTCACTCGTAATGACAAGGGTTCCATGTCTGGGTCGCCGTATGATGACCGGGTGATGGCGTTGGCGTTGGCTAACCAGATGCGCAAGTACGCGTTTGTTCCCGAGTTCGTGCAGGAGATAGACGATTCTTGGTCGTTTGATTGGTGGCGTCGGCAGATTCCCCGCAATGTTCCCGAGGCGGATACGATTGGCATGAACAGCGTTCGTGGGACACCCTAAGTATCTGTGTAGGACATTACCGACTGAAATGGAGCGTCCTTTATGAGCAAACCGAACAAGTACAACGCCTCCGGCATGGGTGCACAGCCCAAGTTGAACAGCGCACAGTTGTACAACGGTCCTGCGCGTCCGGGCGGGCAACAGCCTGCGCGGGTCAAAGAGGGCACGGATGGGGCGATCTACACAAGCCAGCGTGAGACACCGTTCAACCAGCATGGTGTGAACGGCAAGGTTGAGCCTGCTTCTACACAGCCGAGTGGTGCTGTCAAAAACACTTGATCTGTCCGCCTGATGCCACATACGCAGAGTTCCGCGAGTACATAGAGGATCTGCGCGGCCCCGTTTCCTGCACGGAAATGGACGATCTGTGGGTGTGGCGTCAGAAACTGCTCAACCTTCGGGTGGACACCGGTCGCGGTTACCGCGAGCGGGCGTGCCCGGCTGACGAACTTCATTTGACTATGCGTGAGCGGGAGAAGAAAGTGATCGCTGAGGCTGAGGCTGCGGGCATCACGGTTGAGCGGGCACCGTCCTGATGGCTAAAGAAACTCGTTCCGAACGGTTCACCAAGACCTATGAGCGCCTAGAACTGGCGCGCCGCTGGCGCACCGACGAAGGCTATGACGCCAAGTGGCGTCGTCTGATCGACCTGTACCGGGGTAAAACCTACTTCGGAAGCAGCACGGGGGCCGCTTACGTCGGGCAGGTCACCCATGACCGTGTTTCGGTCAACCTCGCGTTCAGCACGGTGAACGTGATCGAACCTTCCGTTGCAGTAAACCATCCTAAGATCACCGTGCAGGCCAACCGGGAGGCTGACCAAGATCGGGCTATTTTCGTAGAGTCGGTTGTCAACTACCTGTGGCGTCACCACGACTACCAGAAGGCGTTCCGCCGGTCAGTGAAAGACTTCTTGGTATTAGGGCACGCATGGTTGAAGGTCGGTTGGCGTTTCGTGGAAGCGGAACGTGACATGACCCCTGAGGAACGCAGGGAGGCATTGGATACCGCCCAGATGGAAGTAGACGATTTCTCCTATGCAAACCCGCAACTGGCTGGGGATCTCCCATCCCCAGAAGATCTGGTCGATTCTGTACCGCACAAACGAATGGATGTGGTGGAAGATCAGGCGTTCGTTGAGCGGATCAGCCCGTTCGACATGTACGTGGACCCGGAAGCCACCTGTTTGGAGGACGCCAAGTGGGTGGCGCAACGTATCGTACGCCCGTTGGCGGAGGTGAAGAAAGATCCACGTTTCAAACGCAATGTGCGTCGGAACCTACAGGCCGATTCGGGGTTTCGTTACCGGTGGGATAACGACTATGAGAGGGAAGAGTACTCCGATCTGGCAGACCGGGTGACCCTGTACGAGTATTACGACATGGTGAAGGGCACCATCTCCGTATGCGCTCACGGAAGCGACGACTTCCTGTTGGAGCCCACTCCGATGCCCTACGACTTCGGCATCCCGTTTGTAATGTTGCGGAACTACGACGTTCCCGATTTGTTCTATCCGATGGGGGACTTGGAAGCGATTGAGTCGCTTCAGGAGGAACTGAACAAGACGCGTACACAGATGGTCAACCACCGGAAGCGATACGCGCGAAAGTACTTGTACCATGAGCGTTCGTTCGGACCTGAGGGCCGCGAAGCCTTGGAGTCCGACGAGGACGGTCGGTTCGTACCGGTTGTGGACGAGAACCGCAGTTTGGACGCTGTGGTGGTGCCACTAGCACAGGTGCCGTTGTCGCCTGAGATTTACAACCATTCCGGGTTGATTGAGAATGACATCAACACGGTGTCCGGGGTTTCGGAATACGCGCGTGGTCAGATGCCGGAGATTCGGCGTACTGCCACAGAGGCCAGTATTATTGCCGACGCGGGCAACGCCCGTGCGTCGGACAAGTTGGCGAAGATCGAACTGTTCATCGGCTATGTGGCCCGCAAGGTGATCCAGTTGATGCAGCAGTACATGACCCGTGAGCAGATGGTTCGTATCACGGGTAAGAATGAGCAACAGTTTTATGTCGCATACAGCCGTGACGACATCCTGGGCGAATACGACTTCACCGTGGAGGGCGGTTCAACGCAGCCGTTGAACGAAACGGCCCGACGCCAGCAGGCGATTTCGTTGATGAACGCAATCGCCCCGCTGGTGGGTACCATAATCAATCCGGCGGAACTGGCACGCCACGTTCTTCAAGAGGGTTTCGGAATCGCCAACCCGGATAGGTTCTTGATCCAGCAACAGACACCACAAGACATGGAGGCTGCGCAGGCGGAAGCCGGAGCGGCCCCAGACCCATTCGGCGGTCAACCCGGCATGTCCCCACCCCCGATGACGGGTGGAATGGCTCCCGGCCCTATACCGCAACAGGTGTTTGAGGCCACAGGCGGTGTACCGCCAGAACTGTTGGCACAACTCCAAAACCAGATGGGGATGGAGTTACCCAACTTGTAATGGGACAGTTTCATGTCCCTAATAGGAACAACCGAGAGGATTCCACGTGGAAACTGAACAGATTGAAGTCACGCCAACAGGTGAAATGCACCTTGTCAAGGTAGATGGGCAAGAACAGCAGGTCACATTGGATGAACTTCGCAATGGATACCAGCGACAGTCGGATTACACCCGTAAGACGCAGGAGTTGGCATCAGAACGCGAGAGATTGGCTCAAGGAGAGGCAATCGTCCAAGCACTAGAAGCAGATCCCCAAGGAGCGATTTCGGCTTTGGCCGGAGCCTTCGGGGTAGGCGGGGGCAACCAGAATACCGTGCAACCTGAGGGTAGTTACGAGGATCTGGACCCAGACGAAGAACGCTTGCGGCGGATTGAGTCTTCCATTGAAACCCAGAACCGCGCGTTGAGACAGCAAAACTTGCAGAAGGAAGTAGGTAGCCTGCGAGAAAAGTACGGCATGGATTTCGACGAGAAAACCCTGTACGCACATGCTTTGAAGAATAAGATAGGCAACCTAGAGGCAGCCCTGACCCACATGGAGTGGGATAAACAGCAAACTGCCAACAGGTCCGATCAGATTGTTGGTGAGAAGCGTGCCGCTCAGGTAATCGAATCCCATCCGGGTTCCCAAGCGGGGAACGTGGACCGTGCGGTTCAAGCAGTTTCATCTATCCAAGACGCATTCAAGTTGGCTCAAGACGAACTTAGTAACGCCTAACTAACGAAAGGGGTGATTCAGCATGGCTGGGAACGATGATTTCAATCAGATTCTAAGCACCACGCTGAAAAACTACGTTCCGAAGTTGGCGGATAACGTCTTTACCGCTCGCCCGCTGTTTTATGCGCTAACCAATGGACAGACCATTCGGCGTATCAGCGGGGGTGCGACAATCGTTGTCCCCATCATCTACGGAACTAACAGCACGGCAGCCTCGTACGCGGGCGACGACGTTATTCCCACAACTGCTCAGACCGGCATTTCGGCGGCTGAGTATGTGTGGCGACAGTACGCCGCCACCGTGACAATCACGGGTATTGAGGAAGCCAAAAACAACGGTGAAGCACAGATCATTGACCTCCTAGAGGGCAAGATCATGCAGACCGAAGAAACCATCATTGAGAACATGAACACGATGTTCTGGGCTGATGGACTTGGTAACGGCGGTTTAGACTGGAATGGTCTACACCTGATTGTTGCTAAACCCAACACCACGCTTGGTGGGATCGACCCGACTGATGCGGGTAACTCATGGTGGTCTTCCACCGAAACTGACGAAAACGGTGCTTTGGACCTGAAAAGCATGTCCAATGTTTACAACACCATTTCCGTTGGTAACGACCAGCCCACGATACTTATTGGCACGCAGGATGTGTACGAATCGTACGAAGCCCTGCTCCAAACCAACTTGCGTTACACGGATGCCCGTGTGGCGGATGCTGGGTTCCAGAACCTGCTGTTCAAGGGTGCGCCTTGCACCTATGACAGCGCCGCGACGAGCGGTCAACTTATGTTCTTGAACACTAAGTATCTCCGACTGGTTGCTCATACTGAAACGTGGTTCCAGCCGACACCGTTCGTGCGGCCCACCAATCAGGATGCTCGCTACGCACAGATCCTGTGCTACGGCCAGTTCACATGCAGCAACCGTGCACGGCAGGGATACCTGTTCGGCATCACCTGATAACTAGGAGCGGAACTTTGTCGCGTGAAATCGCCCTCGTATACAGCAAACATGCTGAACCGGCGGGGTCGCGTGGCAACCGCCCATCCCATTACGCACCCGGCGAGTCGTCAAACGCTCGCCCGGTGCCGGGGGTGAGCGACTTTCCCGATGAGGGGGTTCCTCCCGTTTCGCGTGACGGGTTCTGTTCCGCAACGACTCGCCACGGGGCTGCGTGTAAAGCGCGCCCCGTGCGCGGGTCGGATCTCTGTATCGGACACACCCGGCAGAAGGCGGCAGTTTAGTGTCAATGACGATTGCGCAGATGCGCACTCAAATCCGTTCCATTGTTGATATTGACGCTACCGACATTGCTGATACGACGTTGAATATCATTCTGGGACAGGGTTACGAGTCCATCGTCTACAGCGAGAAACGGTGGCCGTTCTACGAGGTGTCTACTACTTTTCCTACGGCGGACGCAACGAAGGATTATACGCTTACGACGATTGCTGATGCACCGGATATTGTTACGCAAGGTATCCGTGAGATCTTAGCGTTACGTACTGACCGACACGTTCTTGAGTTCATCGGCAATGATGACGCGGACTGGAACTACCCGCTGGATGTGTTGACAGCCAGCGTGCCGTACGAGTGGAGTTTCTGGAACGATACGGTTCGCTTCTATCCGACGCCCAATGGTGTTGAGACTATCTACGTACGCGCCTTACGCAACGCAGATGCTTTTGGGGATGGGGTAGCAGACGGAGTGGAACCTGATCTACCCGATTCGTTTCATCCGGTACTATGCACCTATGGGATCGCTAAAGCGTATTTGCAGCAGGAAGATCCCGTCATGGCTCAGCAGTACCACAACTCTTTCGTGGTGGAACTTGACAATATAGCGCGCAGGTTCGCTGACACACCAGCGCCGCAACCGATGGTGGTCAACAGTCGAACCCCCACAAGGTATATGGCGGGATACGGGCGCTTGCGCTACGCCAATACTGGTGGGGTGATCTGGTAGCGGGCGATGGCCCGCGAGTTCAAACTAGAAGTACTTGAAGCCTTCACAGGCGGATTGAACCTGAGGTCTGACCAGTTCAACCTAGCGGAGAATGAATCTCCCGACCTGTTGAACGTGCTGGTTGATCCCCGTGGTGGTATTCGGATGCGCGACGGTGTGGACCGGTTGAACACTACGGCGGTGGCTTCCGACATAAAAGGAATCTGGGGTTTCCACACTGACGGTGGGACCAATCAGGTGATGGTCAACCACGGTACGGCTGTCGCCTATGCGACTACCGGCAACTTCACCGCTCTGACGAACATCGCAGCGCGAACCGACGGTTCACGTGTGTACGGCATGACGATGAACAATGTTGCCTATGGGGTTTCGTACGACAAGGTTTCATTCAGATGGAACGGCAGTACCGACGCGGATCTGGGCACAACGCTGGATGGTTCTGCGGGCAACTTTCCGCAAACCCAGTATGTAGCGTTTTGGAATAACTTTGCTTGGGCAGCGAACACGTATGAGTCGGCTACCGACTACAAGTACCGTGTGCGTTGGAGTAATGCGAATGATCCCGAGAAATGGACGGCGGCTGATTACGTTGATATTGATAAAGGGGAGCATGGGGACTACATCACCGGGTTGCTTCCGATGGGGGACCGGCTGCTGGTCTTCAAGTCCAACAGCGTGTATGCGATCTTCGGTTGGGATTCCGACTCGTTCCAAGTAGTTACCCTGACCAACAACGTCGGTTCCATACCCCTCTCGTCACCCTGTTCGTCACCCTTTGGGGTGTTCTTCTGGTCTGCCGATGAGGGAGTGTACCTCTACGACGGGGAACGATTCACATGGTTGTTCTCCAAGTTGTCCCCGGCGATTGACGACGCCCGGATTACTACTACCAATGCGCCCCAGTTAGCGTGGGGTAACAACAAGTTGTACGTTTCCGTGGACTGGACGGAGGGTGGTGTCACCACCCGCCGTACCCTGATCTACGACCCGACACTGAGTGCAGAGGGTTCATGGATCACTACGGACATAGACGCTGGACCGTTACACGCATACAGGCCACCTAACAGCGCGGCCACTGTTTACGGTGGCTGTGTTGCTAACACTGGCATTCTGATTGATGTGGAGGACGATCAGAACCGTACAAGCGACCGGTACGTGGGTTCCACGGAAACACACATCGAATCTCATTTCGTGACCCGTTGGGTTACTGGAAAGAATCCGATTGTGAAGAAACGCTGGGGGCGACCGCGTGTGGTGTTATCGGCGGAGGCGACGATTACGTTGCCGATCCTGATTTACAAGGATTTCGACAAGTCGCAACAGTCGAACTCGTTTGATCTGTCGATTGCTGGGAAGGTTTCGCAATCCCGGTGGGATACGGCGGAATGGGATGATGCTGATACCAGTTCAGCGACTTACGCTGAATGGGATGCCATTTCCCCAGATTTGACAGCAAGTGTGGAGAACCTACCCACACTTGGGACAGGCCGAAGTATTAGTATGAAGGTCAGCGGGCCTTCTTCAGACAACCATTGGGAAGTAAACGCGCTAGCGTTTACATACACGCCAAGGAGACTCAGGTAAATGGCAACACTCGCTGTAACAAACTCTTTCTCCGCTGGGACGACCATTGTCGCAGCGGACATGAACGAGAACTTTGACGACATCGAATCGTTCGTGAACACAACCCCCGGTGTGCTGCAACTCAGCGGAGGATCAGTAATCGGGGCAACAGGTTTCGGTGTTGATGGGACGGGCGTTGATGTCACGTTCTACAGCGATACCGCTGGTGACAACATGCTGTGGGATGCCTCCGACGAGAAACTGGTTATCACTGGTACGAACGGGGCGAATGCCCTTGAGGTTGCTGATGGTGATGTGGCGATCACCGACAATCTGACGGTGACCGGCAACCTGACGGTTACCGGCACCACCACCAACCACCTGACCATCGAAGACAACCCCGACGCAGCCATCGCCCCCGCTCTTGGGGACGAGAACACATACTTCGTCACAACGCACGCTACGGCGGTGGTGACGTTGCCGCAAGACTCCGCTCAGGCGTTTGAGGAAGGTACCGTCATGTATTTTGAGCGCAACGGAACTGGAACGCTTACGTTCGCGGCTGGCACCGGCGCGACGGTCAACTCCAAGGGCGGGACGTTGACTTGCGCTGACAGGTACACGACAGTCGCAGCCGTCAAGATCGCCGCAGACATTTGGACGCTGATCGGAAACATCGGTTAGATGTCTTTTCTACTTTCAGCAGTCGGAAGTCAGGCGTTCGGTATCCCGTACTCCTCCTACTGGTTTGGGGGACACGACGGCATCCTCTATCTCGACACCATTACCCGTGTGACTTTCGATTCGGACACCTTCTCGTATCTAGACGCAAC